TATAGATAACCCGTAATATTATTAAAGGTTTATTATGAAAATTGCTATTATAGATTTACTTGGATTGACTTATGATGGAAACACACTACAATCTAGAGGATTAGGTGGATCAGAATCTGCTGTAATTTTAATCTCACAGGAACTTCGAAAAATAGGATTTGAGGTTACAGTATTTAATAATTGTAAGGACTCTCGGGCGAAGCCTGGTATATACGATCAAGTAAATTATGTAGATCATTCTGAGTCGGACCCTGAAGAATTCTTCGATATCGTAATTTCTTCCCGTTCAGTTTTCCCATTTTTCGAAGACAGTAAATATAGCAAAATGTGTGCACGGGCTAGTTATAAAGTAGTCTGGATGCACGACACATTTTGCGAAGGTGACCAGCATATAGAAGATATGCTAAACAAAGGCATTATCGACGAACTATTTACGTTATCAGACTTCCATACAAATTATATTCTTAATTGTGAGCACGGTCAAAAACGAAATTATGAAGTACTAAAAAACAAAATCTTTCAAACACGTAACGGGGCAGTGAAATGGTTTGAAGACGAATATAGATTAGCTAATAAAGATAAAAATCAATTTGTATATAATGCTTCAGTCACTAAGGGTCTTAAACCACTATTGAATCATATATGGCCAAAGGTAAAGGAAAAAATACCAGAAGCCAAATTAACTGTTATCGGTGGATATTATAGATTCAGAGAAGGGGCTGAACCAGATGCCCAAGAAAAAGATCTACAGAAATTTAGAGAAGAGATTGATCCTAAATTAGATGTTACATTTACTGGCGTGATTTCACAATATAAAATTGGAGAGATACTTTCTAAAGCCGGATTTATGATATACCCTACTGATTTTCCGGAAACGTTTGGTATATCAACCCTTGAGGCTTTACTTTATAAGACCCCTGTAATTACCTGTAACTTTGGTGCATTAGAGTCCACTGCACTAGACTTAGCATGTTACAAGATTGATTATGCTAGTGTACCTAATGGCTTGTTCCCACATATAAATGAAGAACAGCAATCAGACCTATTTGTCGATTTGGTTTTAAAAGCATATAATGATGATTATTTAACAGATCAAAAACGTACTTACTGCGAAGTGGTTGAGGACATTCACGGATGGGATACTGTAGCTTTGCAGTGGAAGCAACAGATTTATTTTAGAATGGAAAAATATCTGCCGGTCAATGACTTTAGGAAGGTTAGATATATTAATGATAAAGTCAATAGGGTTTACGGTAAAACGTTTACTAATGAAGTGGAAAGACAGAACTATGAAAAGACCTGTCCGGAAAAAAGAATATTAATTATATCTCCTTTTAGAAATGCAGAGAATTATATTCAGACCCACTGTGAATCTATTGATCAGCAAGATTATGACAATTATTTGCACATAGTCATTAACGATAATTCCGACGATGATAGTAAAAATAGAATACCTCCTAGTCCCAAACGTATCGTTATAAACAATGAGGTTCGAAAAGGATGTATTTCAAATCAACTACATGCAGTTAAGGATCATGTTCGCGAAGGTGATATCGTTATGCTATTGGATGGCGATGATTTCCTAGTAAGTAATAACACCATTTTTAATTATTATAATTTTCTATATGAACAAGGTTATCATTTTACATACGGATCATGTTGGAGTTTAGCAGATGGAATACCGTTAATAGCCCAAACCTATCCTGAAAAGGTTAGAAAAGATAAATCTTTCAGAAGATATTTGTTTAATTGGAAGATTCCATATACACATTTAAGAACCTGTTTAGGTGCAACATTTGCGTTGTTGGACTGGGAAAGATATAAAGACGAAAACGGTGAGTTTATGATGAGTGGCATGGATAACCCGTTATTTTACGAATTAATAGAAAACACACCGTCTGAAAGAATTAAAGCAGTAAAAGAGATTGTTTGTTATTATAACGATATCAATCCTTTGAACGACTATAAGATTCACGGTGAAGAACAAAATATAAATGCAAATAAATCTTATGAACAAAAATACCTGAAAGAGGAACAAGTGAAACCTGAAGATAAAACTATTTTAATAGCTATTCCTACCAATGCAGGAATTGAGCCTGAAACCTTTAAATCGATCTATAATATGAGAGTGCCTGATGGATATAATCTAAAATTTGAATATTTCTACGGTTACCAGATTGATCAGATTAGAAACTTGATTGCAGAGTGGGCTAAGCACTACGATTACCTATTTAGTATCGATAGTGATATTGTAGTCCCAGAAGACGCTTTGGAGAAAATGCTAGCTCATGATAAGGATGCAGTTTCAGGAGTTTATATTCAAAGACTTCATGATAGACAGACTGTGGAATTATACTATGATGAAGCAGGTGGTCAGGCAAATTATACAAATGAAAACCTACCAAAGGACCAACTAATTTCCGTGTCTGCTTTTGGCTTCGGATGTGTACTTATTAAAGGTGAAGTTTTCAGAAGCATTGAATATCCTCACTTTGTTTATTACTCTGCATTAGATCATAAAGATACCGTTTCGGAAGATGTGGATTTCTGTATGAAAGCTAAAGATAAGGGATTTGAATTATATGCTGATACAAGTATTATCTGCGATCATATTGGCAAACATACATTTAAATTAGGATCGCCAACTGTAGTACCTCCTACTATTGAGGAAGAAGCACCGGAGCATATTGTATATGACTTGGTGGGTAATTCCTTATATAAAGTAGACAACGGTGTTGCTAATATTCTGATAGAAAATGTAGAAGAGGGTTTAGATTTACTTTTACCGAAGGACCCTCTTCCTTATCCGGATCTTTTAAGAATTGATTCAGTTGGTAATGAAATTCATTTTATTAAAACTGGTACGATGGTCTTAGAAAATACCCAAGAGGTTATTATAAGAATTAGAAATGATGAACCTAATAGCGGTCTAATTAGGCAATATCTAATAGACTTAAATTTTGAATCCGGCGGTATTATAGACCAAAGTGAAGAGGATAAAGATTACAAATTCTTCAGAGCTAAAAGTATATAAATAAGAGTAACACTTTTAGGCTTAGAGGTCACCATGGCAATTACTAGTAGAGACGAATTCATTGATTACATTAAGAGGAGCTTAGGCGATCCTGTTATAGAGATCAATGTTGAAGAACAACAGATGGAAGACCGTGTCGACGAAGCTTTGGCATATTGGAGAGAATTTCATTCTGATGCAGTTCACAGAACGTATATTAAGCACCAGATGACTGCGGCTGATATTAGCAACGAGTACATTACTCTCCAGTCAGATGCTCTGCACGTAATTAAAATGTTTAGCGTAGGATCCAATCTCACCTCATCTAGAAACTTCTTTGATATTAAATATCAGATGCACCTAAATGATATTGCTGATATTCATACCTACATCGGTGACCTAGCATACTATGAACAGATGCAGCAATACTTATCATTGTTGGATCAAAGGTTAACTGGTTCACCACAAGTTAACTTTGCCAGACGTCAGAATAGACTTTATATTCGTGGGGATATCGAAGATAAGGATATTCAAGAGGGTGATTACATTGTACTTGAAGCCTATGTCTATATCGATGAAGATACATTTAACCAAGTCTGGGAAGATATCTGGTTAAAAGAATATGCCGTTGCCTTAGTAAAACGTCAGTGGGGTTCGAACCTTATGAAATTCGAAGGTATGCAGCTCCCAGGTGGTGTACAGATTAATGGTAGACAAATCTATGAGGATGCTATTAATGAAATCACACAATTAAGAGAAAGAATTAGACTAGAATACGAACTTCCAGCTGACTTCTTTGTAGGATAAGACATGGCAACCAATTTCTATTTCAGCCAAAAAGTAAGGTCCGAGCAACAACTGTATGAGGATTTGGTTATCGAATCCTTAAGAATGTATGGTCAGGATGTATACTATCTTCCAAGGGACATTGTCAACGAGGATAGAATTTTAGCTGATGACGTTCCTTCTAGATTTAACTCATCTCATCGCATTGAAATGTACCTTGAGAACATTGATGGGTTTGGTGGTGAAGGAGATCTGTTCACTAAGTTTGGCGTAGAGATCAGAGACCAAGCGACATTCATAGTTTCTAGAAAAAGATGGACACAACTGGTTGCAAGGTACGATAACGAGATCCAAGGTGCAAGACCTTTCGAAGGGGACTTAATCTATCTACCATTATCCAATAAGTTATTCCAGGTAATGATGGTCGAACATGAAGAACCATTTTATCAATTAAGTAATATTGCAGTATTTAAATTACGTTGTGAGCTATTCGAGTACAATGATGAGAACTTTGAAACTGGCGTAGAGTTAATCGACGATATTGAAAAAGATTATGCCTACACATATCTACTAAACTTAGATAGTGCTGGTGCCGGATTTGATATTGGAGATATGGTATATCAAGATCTAGCTGATAGTGTAACTATGTCAGGTGAGGTTATTAAATGGAACACCAATACCAATACACTAAGTCTAATCCATATTGGTGCTAATGATGGTAAGTACCACGAATTTGCCCCTGATGGTTTGGTTTATCAGTTGAATACGCGATCGCAAA